ATGTCGCTTGAGATCGTCGAGCGCTACCGCCGACACGAGGACGAGAGGGTCAGCGCCCAGCAAGTGCTGAAGGAGGAACGCGAGAAACGGCAATCCGAAATTGTAGGACCATTGGAAAATGGAAAAGGAAAGTCACGGCAGATCAGCTTGTGGGGCCGGAAATTAGAGTGCAGGCTTCCGCAGTATTCGGACGTTTCCGTTGGGTCTCAAGCGGATGCGTTTTTCAGCGGCAGCCGGATAGAGGCCGAACAGGGGCAGAACGAACCAAGTCACTGTAAAACTGATCGGCCGCTTGTTCAATGTGGAAACCCCGGCGCGCTGGCGGGCGCAACCGGGGCAAATAGCAGTGGTCTGACTAGCAAGGGCAAGGATACTCCGAAGCCCGGCCGCAGTGCAATATCGAAATGGGCCGAAGACCGCCACAAGCGCGCCACGCGGGCGCTCGGCTTCGGTATCATCGCCGACTCGCCCGAGACGTGGGCCGATGTGGGCGAGGTTCTGACGCTCCGCCTCACGGCCGCCGAGCGTGCGGCATTGGGCTTCACCTGCCTCGCAGCCGTCGAGCCGCAGCACCGGGCAGAGGTGGCGCTGGCCGCGTGCCACGATCTGCCCTCCGCCGGTGCGCCGCTGCCCGCGTTCAGCACACCGGAGGCTGAGGCCGAAGGCTGGGCGGCGCTGGCCGAGCGGCGCGAGCTTCGAGCTTACGCGCGCGCGTGCCTTGCCCGGCTGCGGCCGGATGAGCGGGAAAGGATCGTCGGCGATCTGTCCCGTGAAGAGCGGAGGGCAGCCGCATGAGGCACGTCTCCGACTTCACAAGCGCCGCAGAGGTCGAGCGGCTGCTGCATCACATGCCAGAGTGCGCCCGGCAGGCAACAGACGGTTGGACGCGGCAGTTCGCGTCGGGCATGGCGCAGCGCGCCCGGTGGCGTAACTGGCAGCCGTCGCCGAAGCAGATACGGGTCATGCGGCGCATGGTGGCCGACCTGTTCGCCCACGCGCGCGGCGAGTCGGTGGAGGTGATCGAATGAACCTCCATGCCTGCTGCGAGCCCCGCGACCATCTGCCCGCGTCCCTGCGCGACAGCGACTGCCGCCGCCGCGACGACGAAAAGGATCGTCGCCGCGCGATGTACATGCAGGCGAAAGCTGCCGGGAATGCGCTTCGAACCATCGTGAGGCGCCAGCCCGGCCCGCTCACGAAGGCCGATGCCGACGTGCTCGCGGAAATGATCCGGCGCAATCTCGGCGCCTGCGTTCTGCGCCGCCGACTGTACTGCCCGACGCGGGCGCGGCTGGCGCGGGACACGGGCTATGACGTCCGCACGGTCTCTCGCGCGCTGACGAAGCTCAAGGCGGCAGGTGTGATCGTCGCGGCCCGATATGCGAGCGGCGGCAGGCTGGGCCACCGAGGACGCGGGCTGGCCACCGAGTTTCGTTCGGGCTGCCTGCAATTCCTCGCCGAGCAACTGGCCGGGCTGGGCTACCGGCTGCCGAAGAGCCTGCGCGACGATCTGGCCGGGCTGGCACGCTGGGCCGCGCATCAGGTGGGCGAAAGCACCGAGCCCGCCCCTGATTCTTCTCGGCCCGAAGAGCCTACCGGGACAAAATGTCCCAGCACCTTTGTATGTTCCTTGGATAGGGCATCGCCGGAAACGCAGGATGGAGACGATCCGCCCGACAGTCCGGCGCCTGCGCCTGGTTGCTGGCCGGGGATTGCTGAGAAAAGGGAAGGGCACGCCGCAGCGGTGCGCCCGAACCCGAGCGCAACCCGTGTCATCTATCCTTCTCATTGCACTGCCGACGGCAACCACGGGCACATCGCCATGGGGCGAAGGCCGATCCGTGCCGGTTCGCTCGCCTCGATAGCACTCGCGCACGCTCTGGCGGTGCCAATGCCTCGGCCTCTCGGGGGGGTTGGCGTCCGAGGGGGGGCACTTCCTTTCGCGCTGTGCGGGGGGTGTCGCCATGAAACCGGCCACCGCAGCCATGCGTTTTCTCGGCTCTCTGCGCGTTCCTGAGGGGCCTTCGGCGGGGCAGCCGGTGAAGCTGGCACCGTTCCAGCGGGAGTTCGTCAAGGGCGCGCTGGCCGAGGCTGTGAATGTCGCGGTTCTGTCCATCGGACGCGGCGGCGGCAAGTCGGCGCTGTCTGCCGGGTTGGCGCTTGGGGCGCTGCTGGGGGAGTGGGATCGCCAACCCCGGCGCGAGATCGTCATTGCTGCGAGAACGCGGGATCAAGCCCGGATCGCCTGGGATTTTGCGGCCGGGTTCGCGCGGTCGCTGCCCGAGGATGTGCAGAAGGCGCTCACGTTCCGCCGCTCGCCCCGGCTTGAAATCGAGTTCGACGGCGACGGCGGGGGGCATTTTCTGCGCGCGATTGCAGCGGACGGCAAATCGGCGCTGGGCGGGGCACCGACACTCTGCCTCATGGACGAACGCGGGCACTGGCCGCTGGATCGCGGCGACGATCTTGAGCACGCGCTGCTTTCGGGGCTCGGCAAGCGCGGCGGCCGCGCGCTGATCATCTCGACTTCGGCGGCGGACGATTCGCACCCGTTTTCGGTCTGGTGCGACAATGAACAGGCGGGCGTGTATATCCAAGAGCACCGCCCCGCGCCGGGCCTTCCGGCGGATGATCGCGAGTCCCTTCTCATTGCAAATCCGGGGGCGCAGCACGGCATCGGCTCTTCGCTGGAATGGCTACAGGCGCAGGCGCGGCGGGCGGTGGCGCGGGGCGGCTCTACGCTGACGAGCTTCCGGCTCTACAACCGAAACGAGCGCGTAAGCGGCGAGACCCGCGACCTGCTGCTGACGGTTGACGAGTGGATGGCCTGCGAGACGGCGGACCTGCCGCCGCGCGAGGGCGAGTGCATTGTCGGCGTTGACCTTGGCGGCTCGGCCAGCATGTCGGCGGCGAGTTTCTACTGGCCCGCGACCGGCAGGCTCGAAGCGCTTGGAACCTTCCCGAGCAACCCGACGCTCGCCGCACGCGGGGCCGCCGATGGCGTCTCCGGGCGCTACGTCGAGATGTTCGAGCGCGGCGAGTTGTCGGTGCTGGGCGACAAGACCGTGCCCGTCGCGGCCTGGCTGGGCGAGGTGATGCGCCAGATCGAGGGCGAGCGCGTCTCGGCGATCACGGCGGACCGCTACAAGCAGGCCGAGTTCGGCGAGGCGCTGGACCGGGCGGGCATCCGCGTGCCGGTTGTCTGGCGCGGGCAGGGCTTCCGCGACGGCGGCGAAGACTGCGAGCGCTTTCGCCGGGCTGCCTATGACGGCCGCGTGAAATCCCGCCCGTCGCTGCTGCTGCGCTCGGCATTCGCCGATGCCGTGTGTCTGCGCGACCCGGCGAACAACCTGAAGCTCGCAAAGGCGCGCAGCACCGGCCGCATAGACGCGGTGGCCGCATCCGTCCTGGCCGTGGCCGAGGGCGCGCGGCGCATGGGCAGGCCTGCGGCACGGGCGAGGGTGGCGACATGGGCGTGACCTATCCGCGCCATAGCCGGGGCATCATCGGCACCTCGCGGTGGCGGCGGCTGCGCGTCGAGGTGCTGCGCCGCGATGGTTGGCGCTGCGTGCAGTGCGGCGCGCGCGGGCGGCTGGAAGTTGATCACATTCGGCCGGTGCGCACGCATCCCGAGGGCGCCTTCGAGCCTGGCAACCTGCAATGCCTATGCCCTTCATGTCACACGAAAAAAACGAGATTGGAATGCGGGCATCCGCCCCTTTCCGAAGCCCGCCGCAAGTGGCGGGACGCGGTGGCCGATCTGGCCACGAAACGAGGCAATCGAGCAACAGGAGAAACACATGCTTGATTCAGTGAAAATCCAGCGCCGTCAGTCGGAAATCCGGCAGACGCTGGCCGAGTTGGTGGGCAAGGACAAGCCGACCGACGACGAAACCCGCCAGATGGGCGAGCTCGACTCCGAGTACCGGGGCAATGAAGTACGGTATCGCGCCGCGCTGATCGCGGAAGACGAGGAACGCCGGGAAGCCGGTGCCGATCTGGAAACCCGCAGCGACTCCGAGTGGCGCGACCTGATGGGCAAGTTCGAGCTTCGCCAAGTCGCCCTCGCGCTCGATGAGGGCCGCGCGCTCGACGGCGCGACGGCCGAGATCGTCTCGGAACTGCGCAGCCAAGGCGGCTATCGCGGCGTGCCCGTGCCGCTGGAAGCGCTGGAAACGCGGAATACCGTAGCCTCGGGCGCCCCCGATCCGGTGGCAACGCGGCCCATTATCGACCGCCTGTTCCCTGCCTCGGTGGCGGCGCGCATGGGCGTTCAAAGCGTCCAGATCGACGCGGGCGCGGTGGAGTGGCCGGTTGTCACGTCGAGCGTGGCGGCGGGCTGGGCCGCCACCGAGGGTGGCGCCGTCGCCGATCCGGTGGCCTTCGTGACCGCTGACCGGGCGCTTGCGCCCAACTCGACGCTGGGCGTGCAGATGCGCATAAACCGCAAGGCGCTGAAACAGTCGGGCGCGGCCCTGGAACAGGCGATTTCCCGCGACATGCGGTCCGCGATCGGCAGTCAGCTCGACCGTGCCGTTTTCCTCGGCACCGGCGCGGACGGGCAGCCCCTGGGCATCATCGCCGGGGCGGCAACCTACGGCATCACGGCGACGGCGGTTGACGCGGCGGCGAGCTGGGCGGCGTTCCGGGCGGCGGTGACGCGGTTCCTCTCGGCGAATGCTGCGGCGGGGCCGGGCGAGGTGCGGCTCATGATCAGGCCGGAAGTGTGGGACGCGCTCGATGCGGCAATCTTCGATGCGGGTTCGGGCGTGACGGAGTGGCAGCGGCTCACGGCGAACATTCCCGCCGCAAATGTCGCGATCACGTCGAATGCGCTGGCGGCCCCGGCGGGCACTCCGCTGGCAACCGATGCGCTGCTGACGACTTCGGCGGGCGGCGTTTCCCCGGCGTTTCTCGGGCTCTGGGGTGCGGTGGACATGATTCGCGATCCGTTCAGCGACGCGCAGTCGGGCGGGCTGCGCCTCACCGGCCTTGTCACCGCCGATGTGACCGTGGCGCGCGGCGCGCAGTCCGAAGTGCTGACCGGGATCGAGTGATGTTGATCGGCGGCGCAATCGAAGGCGGCGCGCTGGAATTGCGCCGCGACCGCAGCGGGGAGGCGCGCCTGCGGGGGCGCTTCCCTTACAACTCCACGGCGACGTTATCGGATGGCGGGCGCACCGGCAGGCCGATGAAAGAGGTTTTCGAGCCGCGCGCCTTCGCCTTCCGGGTCGAGGATCCGACGAAGGAGATTCACCTACTCGTCGGGCATGACTTCAACCGCCCCTTAGCGTCGAAGCTAACCGGCACGCTGACCTTACGCGACACCGCCGAGGCCCTGACGTTCGCGGCGGTGATCCCGCGCGCCATCGCGGAAACGAGTTATGGGAGCGACGTGCTGGCGCAGATCGGCGCGGGGCTGGCGTTCGGAATCTCGCCTGGGTTTCGCATCCCGCCCGAGCGCGCAGTCGCCGAGCCTGAGTTCCTCGAGGAAGAGCCTGACGACGGGAGCCTCGACGAAAACGGCGATCCGCGCCGGGGCGCGATAATCCGGCGCGTTCGCGAGGCGCTGCTTTACGAACTCTCGATAGTCACGCGCCCGGCGTTCAAGGAATCGACGGTGGAGGAAAGAAACTGGGCGCTGCGTGAGGCACCGGATAGCGGCCTGCGCCGGGCTCTTGGAAGGTGGAGGGCATGACGATGTTGGACGATCTGCACGCGGTGACAGTTTCGAAGACCGAGGAACCGCCCGCCGAGTTCCCGCCGGTGCCCGAGGGGCTGAGCGCGGCGGCGGCGGCGCTGGATCCGGGGTTCATCTGGCAAAGGATAGAATCCTGGGTGGCCGTGCGGTGGAGCCCGCGCGAGGCGACGTGGCTGGTCACCGGGCCGGGAATGTGGGCACCGCCCCTCGCGCCCGCAACGATCACGGCTGCCGAGGAATGGGGCAGCGACGGCTGGGCCGCGGTTGAGTTGCCGCCCTCGCCCTTCGGCGGCTTCTGCCTGCCGGGCGGGCATTTCCGCTTCACGGCGACGGTGGGCGCGGGCCCGGTGCCGGAGGCCGCGCAGGAAGCGTTCCGCAGGCTGGCGGAATACCTGGTGGCGCGCGATCCCGGCCCGGCTGGCACGTCGAGCTACACGCTGAATGTCGGCGACTTCAACGAAACATGGCGACGCAGCCCCGCATGGGTGGCTCGGGCGCTCGAATATTCCGGCGCGGCCGATCTGCTGCGCCCCTACCGGAGGGCGGGATAATGGGACTGTTGCAACGTATCTTCCGCCCGACGCCCCCGGCCGTCGAGCAACGGGCCAGCGGTGGCAGCTTCACCGCACTGGCGATGGCAGCGCGCGCCGAGGCGCTGACCGGGCAGTCGGGCGTGGCGGAGTTGACGGCGACGGTGCAAGCCTCTGCGGCGCTCTGGGAAGGCGCTTTCGCGGCGGCGGACGTGACCGGCAGCGATCTGTTGACCCGGCGGCACATGGCGCTGGCGGGCAGGATGCTGGCGCTGCGCGGCGAGGCGGTGTTTCTCATTGCAGAGACGGGGCTGGTTCCCGCTTCCGACTGGGACATAACGACAAGAAACAGCGTGCCGAGGGCGTATCGCCTCACCTTGCCCGAGACCGGCGGGGCGCGTTCCGTCACGGCGCTCGCGGCGGAAGTGTTGCATGTCCGGCATGGATCGAGCCCGGCGGCACCCTGGGCGGGCACGGCGCCGCTGCATCGTGCCGGGCTCACGGCGGGGCTGTTGCAATCCGTCGAGTCGGCGCTCGCGGAGGTCTTCGCAGGGGCGCCGATAGGGTCGCAGATCGTGCCATTCCCCGAAGCCCCGGAGACCGACCTTGAGGCGTTGGGGCGCGGCTTCCGGGGCAGGCGCGGGCGCGTGCTGCTGCGCGAGTCCGTTCAGGTCACGGCGGCGGGCGGGGCAGCCCCTTCGCAGGACTGGAAGCCGCAGGACGTGAGCCCGGACCTGTCGCGGTCCATGACGGGCGAAACGCTGGCGGCGGCGCGCGAGGCGATCCTCGCGGCCTTCGGCGTGCTGCCCGCCATGTTCGATCGGGCGGCGGCTGGGCCGCTGGTGCGTGAAGGGCAACGGCATCTCGCGTGCTGGACGCTCATGCCGCTGGCCGAGATCGTGGCCGAAGAGGCGACGCAAAAGCTTGCGCGGACTGTCGAGATTGACGTGCTCCGGCCGCTGCAAGCCTGGGACGCGGGAGGCCGCGCGCGGGCGCTGGCGGGCTACGTCGAGGCGCTTGCGCGGGCGAAAGAGGCAGGCCTGTCTCCGGGCGAGGTGGCCGAGGGTCTTCGGCTGGTGGACTGGGAGCGCTGAGCATGGGCGACGATCTGAAACCGGGCGCGGTCGTGGCGCTCGCATCGGGCGGGCCGAAAATGACGCTGGACCATTGGACGGGATACTCGGCGGGCAGCAAGGCGGTATGCATCTGGTTCGACGGCAGCGAACGGCGGGCGGGGGAGTTTCACGTCGCGGCGCTGCGCCCTGCTGAAACCGAATGACGAGATGCCGCGCGTTTCGAGAGTGGGCGCGCGGCGGGCAACTCGGGAGTGTCCGAAAACCCCGAGCGCGCGCGGCCGCACTGCCTCGCGGCGCGGCGTGCAGGCCGGGGGCGGCGATGCTGCCTCCGGCCCACCTGCGCGCGCGTGGGGGGCGATGCGCGTTGGTCGAGATCGGCGGCGGTGGTGATTTGGGCGTATTCAACACCGCTCGTATCCCCGCCAAGCCGCTTTACCTCCCCCCGTTCCTGCGCTGCGTCGTATTCATCGGCAAGACGCATGAGAGGGGGGGGTAAATGTGTCAGACGCTTTTACTCTTGCCAAGATGGTATTTGTGTGCGACACCTATTCTCATGATCGCCAGAGAACTCATCCCGACGCTTGCTGAGATTTTGGGTGTTCCGCCCAAGACGGCCATCGTGATCGACCGTTCTTTGGCTGACGCTGGTTTCCGCCGTAAGCACAAAGGCCCCAATCCGCCGCAAATGACGCGAGTTGAGGCCCTGAACTTCATGCTGGGCTGTATGTTGGCGCTAGACACTCCAACTAAGGCGGGTGACGCGCTCAAGGAGTGGAGTGAGTGCTACGGCTTTATGGTGAGCGGCTACTATGACGGCGATCTGGACCTAGGGGAATTTGATGCCTACGGCGCGGAACCGCCCGAACACATGGTTGAGAGACTGGCGGGCAAGGTCGAAATCCTCAATTACGACATGAAGTGCGTCCTCGAAGGAATTGAGCAACCGAACGGTCATGACAGTTTGGAGTTGATGGACGTGCTTCTGCGGGCGACCCGCTGGGCGGCTCGTGCCTTCGACCTCAACGACTTCCGCTTTGAGGTGGTCCATTCCCACAAGTGGGCGTTCATGGACTTCCGCGAAACCGAAAACCCCATGAGCAATGACAGCAAGGTGCCCGGGCGCATCCGCTTCCAAGCGTCAACGGACATTGACGAAATCGTTGGCAGCGAAACCCAGATGAATAGCAGCCGATCCATCTTCGGCGGCACATTGGCGGCCATTGCCCAGCATACCGACGATCCGTTGGAAGGGGGCGACGATGGCTGATCGCGGCGTCCTCGGAGCCCGTCCGCCGTCCTACGTCTCAAAGGCGACCTTGGCGGCGGAGTTGGACGTATCGGAGTCGACCGTCGATGCGCTGGTGCAGCGTGGCATTCTGCCGAAGCCGATCAAGATGGGCGGTTCCGTCCGTTGGAGCTGGGCGCAGGTGGATGCGTCCCTCGCGGCGAGCGCGGCATCCCCGGAGGCCGATCCTTTCATGCGGGGGGTGGCCAATGTGCGCTAAGGTTTCGTTTCCCCGGAATGTGCATCGCGTAGTGTCCCGAGGGCGCGAGTATTTCTATTTTCAGTCTGGCCGGGGCACCGCACATGCCGGGCAGCGCATCAAGTTGCCCAGCGACCCGACTTCCCCCGAATTCTGGAACGCGATCCGACAGGCGCAGGGCATCGTCGGGCCTGTCCCGACCGACACGATAGGCGCCCTGATCGACGCTTACGAAACCGCATGGCCGAGCCTGCCGCGCAAACTGTCCAAGGGCACGAAAGAGCAATACCGGCGCCACCTCAAGCACGTCCGATTGGCATGGGGCGATCTTCCTGCGGCAAGCCTGCGGCCGTCGCATGTCCTGGCACTGATTGAGAAGATCGGCGCTGATCGGCCCTGCACGGCGAACAACACCCTGGACGCGCTCAGGGCGATGTGTCGCTGGGCGATGGGTCCGCGCGAACTGCTGGAACGCGACCCCACGCAAGGGGTGCCTCACTTCGAGAAGGGCGAAGGTCATAAGCCCTGGACGCCCGAACAGCTCAAAATCGCCGATGACAATTTCACAGGCATGTTGCGCCGCGCCTACCTACTGGGGCGCTGGACCGGGCAGCGGATAAGCGACGTTGTGCGGCTGGGCTGGACCGATTTTGACGAGGGCGGCTTCAACCTGCCGCAGAAGAAAATCGGGGTGCAGCCGTGGTGCCCGATCTTCCCTGAACTGGAAGCCGAGATGCAGACTTGGGAGAAGCGGCCCGGCCCATTCCTGTTGCAGGAAAGTGGGAAGAACGCCGGGAAGCCGGTGACCACAAACCAGATTTGGAAGATCTTCGACGCGGCGCGAGAGGCGCACCCGGAGCTTGAGGGCGCAGTGTGGCATGGCCTGCGCGCCAATGCCGTTATCCGTCTTCGTCAGGGCGGTTACACGGGACAACAGATAGCGGACATGGTGGGAATGTCGGTGGAGATGATCGAACGCTACAGCCGGTACGCAGACCGGAAGGCGGGCGGTCAGGCGGTCCTGCGCGACCTGCGAGAACGCAGGCAGGACAAAACTGTAAAACACTGGAAAACTGTAAACTGAAAGAGGCGATAAAACAGATGCTTAGCACCGAAAAGGGAAAGTGCAGGCTTCTGTTGCCAGGTGCCTGCGAACCCCGCCTGACGTTGCTAGACGCCAGGGCTTCAGGTTTCGGTGTGGTTACCGCTTACGCGGCAACGGCCACCGGAGCACGGTTGTCGTTGGCAACTATGCAATTTGCACCGATAACGGTGGTAGCTCACCGGGCGAAAGCAAACCCCTTTAGACGTCCGTCGATCCTGTTTCGGCCCCATGATCCGCCAACGCCGGATGATCTGGTGGAGCCGCCGGGTACCGCCCCCGGGTCCGATCCGCTTATTACGGGCGCGTTTATCGCCATAGTCCCGTTGCCGGAACACCCCCAACATAGGTGCCTGTGT